TGGCGATACACTTGCAACTAAAGTGATTGACATAGCAGAAGCAAGAAAAGATATTGTGGCATTCATATCTCCTGCAAGAGATGATGTTGTTTCAAAATCAGGTTCAGATGTTTCTGATCCAATTAAACAAACAGTAAATGTAAAAGCGTTTGCTGACGGACTATCTTCATCAAGTTATGCAGTTATTGATAGTGGTTACAAGTATATGTACGACAAATATAATGACGTATATAGATATGTTCCATTATGTGGTGACATCGCAGGACTTTGTGCTAGAACAGACAACGTAGCAGATAGTTGGTTTTCACCAGGCGGTTTCAATAGAGGCCAAATCAGAGGTGCAGTTAAACTTGCTTTCAATCCAAATCAAACACAAAGAGATGAATTGTATAAAGCAAGAGTTAATCCAGTAGTAACTTTCCCAGGTCAGGGAACTGTTCTATTTGGTGACAAAACTGCTCAAGCAAAACCAAGTGCTTTCGATAGAATAAACGTAAGAAGATTGTTTATTACTTTAGAGAAAGCAATCTCAACTGCTGCTAAGTTCCAACTCTTTGAGTTTAATGATGAATTTACTAGAGCACAATTTAGAAATCTAGTAGAACCATTCCTTAGAGATGTTCAAGGCAGAAGAGGTATCACAGACTTTTCAGTAGTATGTGATGATACTAACAATACAGGAGAAGTAATTGACAGAAACGAATTTAGGGCAGATATCTTTATCAAACCTGCTCGTTCTATCAACTTCATCCAACTCAACTTTATTGCTACTCGTACAGGTGTTGCGTTTAGTGAAGTTGCAGGCGCTTAATTAGAAAGAGGAGAAAAAGAATATGCCTAATATTAACGATTTCAAATCCCGACTAATTGGCGGTGGCGCTAGAGCCAACGGTGGAGCTGTAGCTGACCCCGGTGCTGGTGGATCGGGAATTGTTGTTGTAAAAGAAGCGGCAACACCTTTTATAGCCGCACCCGGAATATGGACATTAGCAGACGTTGCAAAATTTGAAGCCGCGGATGAATGGCCGACATAGTAAAAGAGTACAAATATAAAACTTTTTTTGACACTTTTAATATAAATCCAGAAAATATACCGTGGTATTTTATTGATAGTACCTCAAATGTTGATTATTTAAAATTTTTACATAAAGATACTTTAAAACTAATATCTGAAAATCCACAATTAGTTCATAATTTAATCCATAACGAAAATTTAGATGGAGATTCTTTTTTAAAAAATCAATCTGTAAAATATGTGTTTGACTTTTGTGAAAAAAATCAAATACCTATAAAAAAAATACTACGCATAAAATTAAATTTACTTTTAAAAAATAACACAAAAACTAACTTTTTTCACACTCCTCACGTTGACAATAATCAACAACCTCATAATGTTTTATTGTTTTATCAAAACGATTCTGATGGAGATACTGTTGTTTTTAAGGAAAAATTTAATCTTTACAAAAATCAAAAATTGTCTATAAGCAAAAGGATAGAACCAAAGAAGGAGAAAGTTATTAATTTTAATGGTTTTCATTGGCATACTAGTTGTAATCCTTTGCAAAACAATTTTAGAATAGTAATGAACGTAAATTATGTTGTTTGAGAATGACTATTGGTTTTTTAAAGGTCATTTATCGCCAAAAATATGCGATGAAATAGTTTCTTATGCTTTATCTAAAAAAGAACAAGAAGGTGTAACAGGAACTCCTACAGAAAGCACTCCAGAAAAAGAAGCAAAAAAAATAAGACAATCTAATGTTGTTTGGTTAGACGATCGGTGGATATACGACATATTACAATCATATGTAAGAACAGCTAATGAAAACGCTAATTGGAACTTTGATTGGGATTGGTCAGAAAAAATACAATTTACAAAATACAAATTAAATCAATTTTATGATTGGCATCAAGATGCTTGGGATAAACCTTATCCAAAAAGTTTTGGTCCTAATCAAGTTGGTAAAGTTAGAAAACTTTCTATTGTTATTACTTTAGTTGATGGCTCTGAATACGAAGGTGGAGACCTAGAAATGAATTTTAGACACAAAACTAAAGTCGATGAAATAAAAAAAATAACAGAAATAAGAGAAAAAGGATCAGTTATTGTTTTTCCTTCTTTTATTTGGCATAGAGTAACACCAGTAACCGCTGGGACAAGATATTCTTTAGTTAATTGGAATTTAGGATTTCCATTTAGGTAATGAAAATTGTTCCTATACTTAAAGATGATTTATTTCCTTTTTTAGTTATAGATGACTTTTATTCTGAAGATCAATTAAATTTAATTTGGAAAGAATTAGATTTTTTATATAATAAGATTAAACCAGAATATGAAATAGTTGCTAAACGAAATGGTAAACCCATAGCCTCTGTAAAAAGAATTTATTTAGACGCACTATATAATCATAGAGAAACATCAAATATTTTAAGTATTTTTCCAGAAGGTCTTTATCGTAAAGAGATTGTAGATATGTACGTTAAAAACGTGCCATCAGGAATAAATTTTGCTACATCTAATTCTGACACTACTCAATTAGGTTATTATGAACACAAAGATGGTTACAAAGCTCACACTGACACAACTCAACACACAGTTCTAACATGGCTGTTTAAAGAGCCAAAAAAATTTGAGGGTGGTGATTTAATTTTTACACAATCAAAAATAAAAGTTGATTGTTTCTATAATAGAACTGTTATATTTCCATCTTGGTATTATCATGCTGTTTCTGAAATAAGCATGAAAGAGGAGGATAAAGATAAAGGGTTAGGCAGGTGGGCCATAACTCATTTTATTAATTTTAAAAGTATAGCCGTACACAAGTGATAAAAAATTTAATTCAACAAGGTTCAATTATAACTTTAATTCATTTTTTACATAATTACAAAGAGTTGGATGAAAAAAAAGAAAGATATACATATGATCCAATGTATCAACCTTGCGCACATTATGGAAATAGATTTCAAGCGCAACCGACTTGGGAAACAGAAGAATTAAATAAAATAGACTTACACATGTTTGAATCAATAAAAGACCAAATACAAAAATTATTTACAGAAAAAATAACAAAATTTAAATGTAGAATACGTTTAACCTTAACAAGTGAGTTAAAAAAATCTGTTCAATTTAAAAATAATCACATGGGTTTTGTTCATCACGACACAACACAGTTTGCAGGAATCATACCTTTCGATCAATCTTTTGAGGGGGGCACTGCTTTTTTTGAAAATGAATGGGATAAAGTTCCAGATATTGTATACGGATCTTGGCCTAATAGATTAATTTTATATAATGCACAAAGAAATCATGCCGCTTGTCATGATTTTACTTTTGAAAAAAGATACTGTTTATTAATATTTTTTAATTTAAATGAAACAACTTAATAGAATTATAAATACATTAAACGACTTTAAAAAAACGCTTGATGAAGAAAATAGAATTTTATCTTATTGGGAAAATGAATTTGAAAAAAATCCCATTGAATACATAAACGATACGGTTAGTTCTAGATTTGTTTCGTTAGACGAAAGACATAATAACAGACTTGCCAACGATAAAAATTTTATTTATTCACAAGGTTCTTTTAATAGAATTATGCGTTGGAGAGGAGTGCCTCTGTACAAAAATTGTTATGATTATTCCATATATCCTAATATTTTGACTGAATTAAAACCTAAAACTATCTTTGAATTAGGAACTGGAGATGGCGCTAGTTGTGTTTGGTATAGAGATATTTTAAAGTCACATGACATAAATTGTGAAATTATAACTTTTGATTTATATGAACCGGTTAAAACTTTTGAGAATATAAAATATTATAAGTTTGATTTGCATAATATAGACAAAGTAAAAATAGAGGATTGTCC